GCAAGACAAGCCAACATGAAAAATGCACAACAAGGTGTGGGTGGTAATCAACTGTTTGATTTACAAGTCAAAGCTGGCGCCGCTGGACTTACCGTTGATCAATATCGTCAAGCATTAACCAACAGTGGCGGTGCATTGAATGGCTTAGGCGGCACAGCACAACTGGGTTCTGAACGATTACTTAAACTAGGAGATGCTGTACTAAAAGGTGAAAAAGAATTTGGTACACTTGGAAAAGGACTGGTTGAAAGCGGTAGGATGTCAACTACTGAGTTGGCAAATATTACTTTAATAAGTCAGTATGGTAGCAAAGTAAATCTTGATGACATAGAGCAAAGAAAGAAAGCTAGTATTTCGGCCGGAATGCTGGCAGCAGAAATTGATAGAACTGCGGCCATAACTGGAAAAAGTAGAACTGCCATTGCCGCAGAACTAGAAGAAAGATTAAAATCACCAGCTATACAAGGTGCTTTGAATCAGATGACTGAAGAACAGCGTCAAGGATTCATTAAAAGTCAAGCCGCAATCAGTGGTATGGGTAAAGGAGTAGGCGACCTTGGTGCAGTACTGGCAACTGGTGGTAGACTAAGTGCTGAAAATCAAAAAGAATTAATGGCCATGGGACCAGCCGCTGGAGAATTCCAACGAGCCATGAGAATGAGTGCTGTGGCACAGGGAGTAGAACAGAAACAACAAGCCGCTGATGCTGTGGAACGTGCCAAGGCTAAAGTAAACGAATTTCAATCCAGTGCTCAGTTCTCAGCTATGATGAGTCGTAGTACTCCAGAAGTTGCGGCCGCATTGCAAAAATCTTATCAAGACAATCAGTTGAGAGGTAGAACTGCCGCTGAGATGCGTGACACTGGAACCACAGCTGAACAAGCTCAACGACAACAAACTGCCGCAGTTGATAGATCGGCCGAAGGAAAGAAATTAGATACCACAACTGGTAAAACTGTTGAAGATACTGCACAAAATGCCACCAGAATAGTAGGCGAAACACAGGAACGAGCTCGAGTAAACACAGTAGCTTTGACTAAAGGTCTAGCAGAATTTGAAACTGAGTTGGGTAAAGATGCAAAAACGTTAGCCTCATTTAGAACTGGTATGACTACAGTGTTTGGTCCAGCAGGCACTGTGGACGAATCCACTGCCAAGATGAAACAGTTTGGAAATGAAATGGTCAAACAGTTTGACAAACTGGCTGGGGCAGCTCGTCAGCCAACATCAGAAGCCGCACCTGCGCAGGGTACCGCTCCTCGACAAGGAAGAATGCTAGGTAAACCCGTTGATGCAAAAGCTGACGGCGGAGACATTGCTCCAGGCGAAATCAGTATGGTTGGTGAAGCAGGAATGGAATTTGTAAAAGGTCCAGCTGGTGTTACCAGCACTAAAGAAACTGCCAGTTTGCTAGGCAATGCAATGAAAGAAATAATGCCCAAGGGTGGAGAATCTAAAGGCATTGACATTGGTGCAATCAGCGACAAAATCAACACAACTATCAGCAGTGTAGGTGGTGCATCGACACAAGCAACTGGCACAGTAGCAACACCTGAAGCACCAAACAATGAAACATTAATTGCCCGCACACAAGAAGCATTGCGTATCATTAACGAAAGCGGAAAAGAAAAACTTGACGTTGAAATGCGTGTTAATGAGCAAGGTAAACTAAGATTAACTGAATACACTGGCGCTAGAGAAAACGAACATTTTGCCATACTAAGAGGCGGTGCAGAAGCCCGTATGAAAGAAATTATTGCACAAGCTGATGCAATAAAAGCACAAGAAAGTAAGACAGGCGAAGAACGTGCATCACTAGCTGAAGTACAATCAGAACAAGAAACAGGAACATTGTCTGCTAGAGAAGCAAACATGGCTAGAGCATACGAACAAATGCGAGCTATGGATCCGGCAAACTTGTATGCAGAACTTAACACTGCAAGTTTGGAATCTAGTGCAGAAATGATAGAAGCTAAGAAATCGGCTCTAGCAGAAGAATTAAATCTTGAAATACCTGCACCTTCATCAACTAAATCAACTGAAATATTTGACGAGTTTGCAGGATTGGATGAAGCAATTGCCAAACAAAAAGAATCTATATCTTCAAGTACAGAAGTTAAAGACAAAGCAAATGCAATCTCAGTAACACCTGCTGTTCCAGTCAAGGACACTGCAAGTGCAATACCAGCAACACCCACAGCCACAGTTAAAGAAAAAGAAACTGTGTCACCAATAGCAGATATTAAAAATAAATTTACCAGCATGTTTGAAAGTTTTAAACTTCCAGACATATTTAATACTGCTACGCTAACTACTCCAAAACCAACTCCCATACCAAAACAAGAAATAAAAGTAGAAGCACCACCGCCTCTACCTAAGCCAAAAGAAGAAGCGCCAAAACCAAAAGCAATAGACATGGAAGAGAAAAAAGCTACTCTAGATGACGTAGTGGCTACCTTAAATAGATTAAATAGTACTATGATGCAAGTAGTTTCATACTCATCGGACATTAGCGATGCAAGTGTTAAGACTGCTAGGAATTCTGCTAAAGCAACTGGTAATTTAAACAATGCCTAAAGGACAATAAATGACTTGGAAAAAGTATTTTTCACCGGCACCTAACAGCGGACAATTGAGCCCGTTGTCTAATAGTGGCAACAATAACGGCACTAAAGCGGGCCCGGCAAGAACAAACTATTCCAGCTTTTTACCAGACGTTTACACTGGAAGCCCTAATAGAATTGATAGATATCAGCAGTACGAAGTAATGGACAGCGATCCAGAAGTCAATGCGGCTCTGGATATTTTGGCTGAATTTTGCACACAAAAACTAAAAGATGGCAAGAGTCCGTTCACAGTCAAATGGCGCAGTAAAGCCACCAATGTTGAAGTTCGTGTGCTGGGTGAATACCTACAGCAGTGGAACAAGCTACAACAATTTGACACAAGAATTTTCCGTATAGTGCGCAACGTATTCAAATATGGTGATGCATTTTTCATTAGAGATCCTGAAAATCAAAAGTGGAGTTGGATAGACACCAGTAACGTTATCAAAGTTATTGTGAACGAAAGCGAAGGCAAAAAGCCAGAGCAGTTTGTTATTAAAGACCTTGCACCAAACTTTGAACATTTGATTGCAACACAGATTACACCCAATGTGAATCCTAGAAACAATGGTGCCAACGGCACAATGTCCAGTGGCATGTTTAATCCCACAAGCCAACCAGGATCAAGAGCAGGCGGCGGCAATTCGTCCAGTAATCGTTTTGGATTGCAACAAACAGAACATGCGATAGATTCAAAACATATTGTGCATTTGTCGCTGAGCGAAGGATTAGACAACAATTATCCATTTGGTAACAGCTTGCTTGAACACATATTCAAAGTGTACAAACAAAAAGAATTACTTGAAGATGCTATCTTAATCTATCGTATACAACGTGCTCCTGAGCGCAGAGTATTCAGTATTGACGTAGGCAACATGCCTAGTCACTTGGCCATGGCATTTGTAGAACGTGTTAAAAACGAAATACATCAACGACGTATACCTAGCCAGTCTGGTGGCGGCCAAAATGTTATTGATTCAGCATACAATCCCCTATCAATCAACGAAGATTACTTCTTTCCTAAAACAGCAGACGGCAAAGGTTCCGATGTTAAGATGTTGGAAGGCGGCAAAAACATTGGAGAAATTGACGATTTAAAGTATTTCACCAACAAGTTATTCCGTGGCTTGCGTATACCAAGTAGTTACTTGCCAACAGGCGCAGACGACAGTCAAAGCAACTTCAATGACGGTCGTGTGGGCACAGCATACATTCAAGAACTACGTTTTAACAAGTATTGCGAACGTTTGCAAAGTCTAATTACATCAGTATTTGACGAAGAATTTAAAATGTACATGCACAGCAAAGGCATGAACATTGATCCAAATTTGTTTGAACTGGCATTTAATCCACCACTAAATTTTGCAAGTAGCAAACAGGCCAGCATTGATGCAGAGCGTATCAACACATTCAACACCATACAAGCAATACCATTTGTCAGCAATCGATTTGCTTTGAAACGCTTCTTGGGACTCACAGACGACGAAGTTGCAGAAAACGAACGCTTGTGGGGAGAAGAAAATGGCAAAGGCCAAACAACCAGTACTGATGCCGCAGGCGAATTGCGCAGTGCAGGACTAAGTGCTGGCGGTATTGAAGGCGACTTGGGCATGGCTGGTGATCTTGATGCACCGGATGACATGGCTATGCCACCTGGTGAAGCTGGCGTGCCAGGAGCACCTCCAGCAGCCGCACCGCAACCTGGCGCCGCACCGGCTCCAGCATAAATACAATCATGATACTTCGCGAATTATTTTACATAGATGCTGACACACGGCGTGTGGCCAACAATTTACGCTATGAGCCAACTCGCGATTCAGGTGAAATGAAGCGTAGTGATACTCGTAAAACAAGATTAACTTTACGACAACTAAATGAACTACGTAAAAGCAGTGAATCACATATTTTGGAACAGGAAAGCGAGCTAGAATTTATACAAGCAATGTATGCGGCACCTCCCCCTCCAGCTGCCTAATCTATAAAAAGTTTAAAAACGACTGTTTTTACACTATATCTACCCACTTTTGTAATTAAAGTGTAAATATAATACAGCCTTGTAACCACAATCACAGGAGAATCAACAATGACTGATCGCGCACAATTTGAAGCCATGCTTGAGGCATTGATCAATGAAGATCAAGAAACAGCAAAAGAAATTTTTCATAATATCGTAGTTGCGAAATCTCGCGAAATCTACGAAGAATTACTATCAGAAGACTTCACAGCTGAAGAAGCTAATGACGCTGCCGGAGCCGCTCCAGCAGAAGATGATGCAGAAGGAGGAATGGAAGAACAGTTTGGTGCTGACGATGCAGAAGATGATGCAGAAGCAGACGACAGCGAAGACCCAATGGATGATGAAGAAGGCGACGACATGGACATGGACATGGGCGACGAAGAAGGCGGCGACGACATGGAAGATCGCGTTATGGATCTAGAAGACGCTTTGGAAGACCTAAAAGCAGAATTTGAACAATTACTAGCCGACGAAGGCGACGACATGGGCGGTGACGACATGGGCGGTGACGACATGGGCGGTGACATGGATATGGAACCAGAAATGCCAATGATGGAATATGTAAACAAAGTTGGAAAGCCAACACACGGTGACAACGGTGTTAACACACGTTCAGCTGTAGCTGGTAAAAACGACATGGGTGGAACAACTGCTAACATTGCCAAGTCATTCTCAACAGAGAAGGGCGGCACACAAGGTGGTTTAGCCAATCCAAGTACCAAAGAAGAAAACTTTGGCAACGTGAATGTACCAGGCGGCAACGCTGGTAAGACTGGTTTTAAGAAGAAAGAACCTGGTCACGGTGCTGAGAAGAAAGGTTCCGGCGACAACGGTGATAAGAGTGCAGGTAGTCTTATCAACGGTTTAAAAAGCCGTGCCAGATAATAGAAGAATACATTGAAAAATATGTTATATCTCCGAGAGAATCTCAGTTTCAACGAAGCAAAAATGATCGTTGAGTCTGATGACAAAGACGGGAAAAACTTATACATGTCCGGGATTTGCATCCAGGGCGGTATACGTAACGCTAACCAGCGTGTTTACCCTGTGAATGAGATTGGCAAGGCTGTCAAAACCCTAAACGATCAGATTCAAAACGGTTATTCAGTTCTCGGAGAAGTGGATCATCCAGATGATCTAAAAATTAACCTAGACCGTGTGAGCCACATGATAACAAATATGTGGATGGACGGTCCTAATGGTTACGGTAAACTGAAAATTTTACCAACCCCTATGGGACAACTAATCAAGACAATGCTGGAAAGCGGAGTCAAGTTAGGTGTTTCAAGTCGCGGATCCGGAAACGTCAAGGAAGACGGATCCGGTGAAGTATCAGATTTTGAGATTATCACAGTAGATATGGTAGCTCAACCTAGTGCTCCGGGAGCATATCCTACACCAATTTATGAACACTTGATGAACAGTCGAGGGGGATTAAGTGCCTTACGCATAGCGCAAGAGGTCAAGGGAGATCCTAAAGCACAGAAATATCTCAAAGAGAGCTTATTATCAATAATAAGCAAACTCCAATAACAAGGAGAATCACATGTTGGATGCGCTAAAAAGTTTATTTGAAAACAACGTGATTTCTGAGGAGATCAAAGAGTCAATTGAGTCTGCGTTCGAAGCTCGTATTATCGAAGCTAAAGAAACAGCTACTCAACAACTACGCGAAGAATTTGCACAAAAATACGAACACGACAAGAACACAATGATTGAAGCAGTAGATCGCATGATCTCTGAACAATTAAGTGCTGAACTTGTTGAGTTTGCCGACGATCGCAATCAATTAGCAGAGATGAAAGTCAAGTATGCTAAAAAGATGAAGAAAGATGCTGAAGTAATGAAGGAATTTGTTACACGTCAACTGGCTTCTGAAGTTAAAGAATTGCACGAAGATCAAGTAGTAATGGCAAGCAAGTTTGGAAAGTTAGAACAATTCGTAGTTGAAGCTCTTGCTCAAGAAATCGCAGAATTTTATAAAGACAAGCAGGACCTAGCTGAAACGAAAGTTCGTCTAGTTCGTGAAGGTCGTGAAGAAATCAAGAAGGTAAAACAACAATTTGTACAACGTGCCGCACAGATGGTGGAATCAGTAGTGACTCAGAACTTAACTTCTGAAATCACTTCATTGAAAGAAGACATCGAAGCCGCTCGTCGTGCTGATTTTGGTCGCAAGTTATTCGAAGCTTTTGCTTCTGAGTATCAAGCGAGTTATCTAAATGAAAAATCGGAAACTTCTAAATTACTCAAAGTCATAGACTTAAAAGATTTGGCAATGCAAGAAGCCGCACAGGCCATTGTTACTGCTGAACAAATCCTAGAAAGTAAAGATACAGAAATCCGTGCTTTGAAAGAAGCTACAGAAAGAAAAGCAATCATGGCAGAACTACTTGCTCCTCTAAACAAGGAACAACGTGCGATCATGGGCGAATTGATGGAGACTGTAAAGACTACTCGTCTTAACGAAAGTTTTGAAAAGTATCTTCCAGCTGTAATCGCTGGCAATGCTCCGCAGAAGAAACAGGCACTAGTAGAGGCAAAAGAAGTTACAGGAAATAAAATTTCCAACAACCCACGTAGCAGTGAGAGCGAAAACAGCAATATTGTTGACATTCGCAGACTCGCAGGACTAAAAATTTAAGGAGAATTTAAATGTCAGAACTACTAAACGGACGTTGGGCAGAGACTAAAGAAGCCCTATTAGAAGGCTTACAAGGCA